GGCGACGTGCGTATAGGTTGGCGAGGTGAATCCAGTCTGAGCACCACCCGTTATGGGTGAAGTAAGTGACCACGACATAGTCGGAGTCCTTTCTAGTAATAACTACAGTTAACGCCAATGACGGGATGTCATTAGCGGGTTCCCATTTTGCCCAGGAAAAGAGCTCCAATGTTGGCGAATTGCCTCCATGGGAGATCAAAACCTGTAAACTGAGGTACCATCAAGGGCATCCCAGAAGGCGTACGGGACACTGTGCGTTTTTTAAACGCAAAGCCACCGTCCTTTCCACCAAGCGAACACGAGAAGATATTTGAGGCGCCGTATTGTGCATCTAAGTTGGTCCTTGACCTTTTAAAGTCAGGGGAGAGATTTATGTCTCTCTTGGTTTCCCAAACTTCACTCTTTTGCAAACCGTACACGCCAGAAGTATCTGTCGAGAACGCTTGGAGGACATCGCCGATATTTGTAAAGTAATCGACGAGGAACGAGTAAGGAATTAGCTCCCATACTGTGGGAACAAAACTCCTCAGGTCAAAACCCGCCATCGAAACTATTCGTTCCGCTGGCGGCGACCCTGCCTCGTACTTGGGTCCTCGAAGAAATCCTTTATAGATAACTAAGACTTCACAACCGAGATAATTAGTAAAATTCGCGGTTAAGGAGCCAAAGGTAACTGTACCGGATTCCCGTGAAGCTTGACCTTCACTACTGCCTATCGCTGTAAACCGAACTCTGTCACTTTCATAACAGAGGCGGCCTATAGCTTCGGCAATATCTTTGCAATCATGGATTAGCGGTTGCCATCCAAAGGTTGCCTCGAGGTAGGAATTTGCGATTGCTTTCCGTTTAGACGTGTTCGAGCCCCTGCCGCGGCGTATTCCTACAGCCGCGCCAAGATAGCTTAACACGCCAGACTTGAGCTTTGTCGCAGTTCCAGCTAGCAAGCGCGTTGTTTTCCCGATTTCTCCAAGGATAACCCCACCCTGAACTTGATGGTGGGCCTTGTAGACTTTCTGGTACAACGACTTGATAGCACGGTCTCGTGCTTTCGTTATGAGGTCTGTAATAATTGCATCATGCCAGGGTAAAGGCTGCATGCTCCACCAATTGGCGAAGCTTGACTCCTTATGCCTGTAATGGATGTACTTATTAACATCAGGAGGAGAACCTTTAGCATATACTAAAGCGTACATGTTAACGTAATCCGCCTGAATGGTATCTATGACTCCATCAAAAACGGTTGTCGCAACCCCACCTGATCTGATAATGTTTCTCCATTTCGGGAGATAGTTACCAGTTTTGGTCCGCCCATAAAGTACAACTTGATGAGCGGTTCCATCTGGTGTGGCTGGGTCAACTCTGTTCGCAAAGAATCTGTCGATTCTATAACGGACAGTATCGGTCTTGGTGTAAGACATAGTGACCTCTCTATGGGTGAATGTTAAAATAGAGCATGTAAGCAAAGGCAAGTATGGAAGCCAAACCAACCAAAGAAAGGATGAGCATAATCAGTGCCTCGAATGGACTAGGATTAGTAGTCTCAAACGAAGCGTTGAAACGCTTATCCAGATCTAAGGATGCCTTGAGCCGCCTTTCCTGCCTACGCCGTTCATGTTCCATAATAACCACCCACAGTTAACAGGACCGTAGCCCTGAAGGAACTAGCTCGTTCATCGGGAGTTTTATTGTCCGTCAGAAGGAGCATCATCTGCAGCATTTCAAGCTGCAAGGAGC